ATCAGCAACAGACTCAGCAAGTCTGCCATTTAATGAAACATTCTTCTCTATTTGCTCGTTGAGCTTGGTCTCCATGTCATCTAGTTTTTCTACCATGCTTTCTAGCACATCATATTTATCTTCAGGGATTTGTACATAATGTTCTTCAAAAAGACCCTTCATTCCAGAAAGGAATGATTCAGTCAATTCATTTTTGAGTCCATGCTCAATAGCAAGTTCATTTTCAACGAACCACTCTTCAGCAACATACTCAAGATATTGGTCAACTCTTTCTGCAAGTGCAGTCTTAGTTGCCTCTACCTCTTCTGCAAACTGCTTTTCATATGCAGATTGCAAATCTTCTTTAAGTTCAGATACTTTAGAATTTAAAGCAGCCTCAAAAACTGTCTTTGCTTTCTCTCTGAACTCTTCAGATAACTCCTCTCCACCAAGGAGAGCATTGACATCAGCTTCAATGTCAATTTCTACAGTGTCCTCTTCTACTGTTTCTGGTTGTTCTGTCACTATCTCTTGCTCCTCTGTTTCTACTTCTTCTGGAACATTTGATAGTTTTGAACCAGGTTGTACATCACCAGATTGAACACCTGATTTTGCACCACTATTAACCACATCCTTTACTGTTTTAATCTTAGGCTCTTTGATCTTCGCAGAGTCATCATCTGGTTTATAATTTTCTGGTGTAGGACCACCCAGATCCTCATAACCTACTGATGTTCCACCAGTAGTTAGTTTTGGCATAGGATCTCCAGCTTTTGCATTAGCATTAACTGCAGTCTTGGATTGGTTAGTGCCTACTTCCATTTCTTGTAAATCTCCACGAGACATTTGTAAACCCTCTGATTACCGAGTACTTAAACTATATTTATTTAGATAAATTATAAGTTTGATAAGAAATCATTAAATAGATTCAACTTATGTTCATCTAATTTTTTCTGATCAACTAATGTGTTGATTGTTTTGTATGTTTTTTCAGCATACTTCTCACGAAGAATACCTCCATCCCATACCCAGTCTTTTCCTTCCATGATACCAGATACAAATGCATCTGGTGCTGAAGGATCAGCCACTATATCTGCTGCAGTTGCTAACATAAAGTCTTCACCTACAACATTAATTCCTTCACGAGTTTGCTTCAGTGAACCAATACCCCTAGAAGAAACACCTAACTTTACACCTTCTCCTATCAATGAAGATGCAATTTTACCCATTGGGGTAGAAAGGATTTTTGCTTTACCTACAAAATTAGAACCACTTTCTTTAAGTGAAGTAATTTTGTGAGATACTCTATCAAGATTAACAGTTGGACCCTCTGGATGTCCCAGTTCTCCAAGTGCTCTACCTGATGCCACATGATTCTCATTATAACGAGAAACTTCTCTACGAAGAGTCTCCATAGGATACATACGACCATTTCTGTTCTTTATGTTTCCTTGAAGGAATACTCCTTCTATGTACAGTTGTTTTTTACCGCCTCTGTTTTCAACAATAAATTCAACTGTTTCTATCTCTTCTCTGATTAGTTTCATTATGCTTGTCCTGTGATTTGAACTTGTTGAATGTATACTTTACCAGAACCACTATCAGTTCTAGCAGCTACTTTAAGAGATGCTCTCAAAGTTGCATCTGGATCATTAAAAGTACCACTAACTCCAGAACTGTTATGCTCAACTATGATTCTTTGACCAAAGAAGTTTTCTCCTAGTCCTCTGTCTGGAGCACCAGATCTATTAAATACAGTTTTTACTCTCTTATGAGTAAAATCAAAATCAGTTTGAGATGAACAACTTAAACTAACAAAGTCACCTACTCCAAATGGAGATGATGTTCCTTCTGGAAAATCTAATATGGTGGTTGATCCTTTAGTATAACTAACCACCCTAGCAGATGTATTAGTAAATCCTAATACAGCAGCACTATCTTTTAAAATTATAAAGTCAGTTACAGCTGCAGTAGGTCCAGTTCCAATAGCAACATGTGTATTTTGTCCAGTAGCAACCACTCTAATTGCAGTAGATTTACCAGATATTGGTGCTGACTGCGCAGATGTTGCACTAGTAGTTATTGAAGTTCCTGCTCCAACTGTCCTAAGCGTCATTCTCTTTATACAGAATCATTTTATTTATTTATAATTATTCTTCATCCTCTGGTTCAGACTCTACTTCTGCTTCTCCATTCTGATCATCTCCAGAAATTCTATCAGAGTAATCTTGTATATCCTGTTGTAGTTCAGCTTCTTCCTCTGTCTCTGGTTCATTATCACCAAAGAGTGAGTTTGCTACACTATCTTTATGAGCACCTATTTTTTCAGCAGACTTAGCATATAGCATATCTTTTATAGCATCACTGATACCTGAAGGACTTTCATCCTGAGTAATCATATCCATTAATTCATCCATTGTTTTAAAATCCTTACAGTTTATTTATTAGATTTCTCCACCTTTAGGTAGTTCTGGAGCTTCTGTTGCAGCTCCTTGAGATTCTAAATCTGGTTCTGTTACTGGTTTGCCCAGATCACCACCAGAACCTCCTTCCATGTTGGGGTCCATCATCATTGCTGGATCAGGAACTACCCCATCAGCAATCTCCTTCTTCATCAACTTATCTTGTTCAATAATTTCCTCATCAGTTTGACGAAGAATCTTACGTCTTAGATAATCTTGTGAGAAGTATCTACCAACATATGGTTCAGCAGATGCTACCATAGTTAGTCTTTCTGCCATTAATTCAGACTCTTTGAGTTCTGCAAAATGGTTGTCATAGAGGAAGTCATATTGAATATGCTCACTCATTACTGCCCAGTCTTCTGGGGTAATGACATTTTTAAGTAATAGTTGCGTCTTAAGAATATCATTGAATAGATTAGAAAATCTTTTTCTTAGTCTACCCACAAACTTAGAGAACTTAACTTCATCTCTAAGTATTTCAGATGATCTTCCTAAGTTAAAACCACTTTCTCCACCTATTCTGCTAGGAGGAACATTCAATGACTTATATAATTTCTCCTGAAAATACTTGATATCTGTAATTTCTCCTAAGTTTTGTCCACCTGGTAGTGTAGTAATCTCAGTTCCTCTACCACCCTCTCTTCTAGGAAGCCAAAAATCTTCCAACATAGACATATATTTCTTGTCATCTCTAATCTCACCAGTGTCAGCATTATAGACCATCTTATTACGATACCTCATCATCACATCTCTGAGGTATTGTTCTGCCTTAATTTTTGGAAGATTGCCTACATCAATGTAGAAAATTCTTCTTTCTGGTGCTCTTGATAATCTGTATATAACAAGACTATCCTCAATCATTCTAAGTTGATTGACTGCTTTGATTGCTTTGTGTAAGTATGATAAGTTTGATCCTTTGTTTCTATCTACTAATCCACTTGTGCAATATGCAATAGAATCTCTAGTAAATTTAATTCCTTTGTTTCCACCAGTCATAGCTGATGGCAATTGAGAAGGATAAGTTGACTTAGGACTGTATACAAAATACTCTTCAATCTCAGGAAATTCATATTCCATAGGATTGTCATTATTGATATTTGCTAGTCTTGCATCCTTATCTTGCTTCTTTTGTTGTCTTACATAACGCATTTTCATTGCGTCAATGTATCTTAATTCTACTATTCCCTCTTCTGGTTTTTTAAAATCAATTACTTTATGATAATATAATCTACCATCTATGTACCAATTTCTATAAATTTCATGTGCCTTTTTATCAAAATCTAGTAGATCTTTGACTGCCTTAAACTCTTCTCTAAGTCTTTTCTTTATTCCATCACTAGCATTTAAGTTTGATAATTCAATTTCTACTGGAGAATCATTAGTGTCTGATACTATAGCTTCATTTACTATATCTTCTATTGCACTATCACACTCAGGGTGTAGTGCCATTTCTCTATATCTTTTTATTAGATCAAATTCAGTCCTGTATACACCCTCTATATCTACATACGATCCAAAAAAACCACTAGTCAAGTAGTGGTCAGATCCATCTGCATTATTTTCAGGAACTGGAGATACCACACCAGGTGATATCTTCTCAGTATCCTCTATAGAAAATCCAAATAACCTTGCCATTATTAAAAGTTAACCTTATATGTTTATTTATTATGCTCCAGAACCTGCTGCCTCAGGGAACCAGTATTGTACTTGGAAGTCAACTGTAAATTCTTCTATGGCATCAGAACTATCATATGATAGATCAATAGAAGAAACTGTGCTTGGGAAAATATCCACAAACTTATATTGAGCAAGAATATTACTATCAGTAGCAGGACTATTAGAACCTTGCTGACTAGTTACATTTCTGCCTAGTTGATATACAGTTGCTTGTCCCATATATGATGAAGGATCAGTTAAACCTGATGAATCTCCATACTGTGCTATGTTTTGAGCCCATGCTTGGAATGCTCTGTAGTGACCAAAATCTTGATCATTGATTACTGTAACAGTCCAAGGGTCAAATGTTCTATCACCAGCAACTTTCATTACACGTCCCCTAAAAGGAACTTCTAATACACCTACATTTGATGCAGGTAATTGAGCTGCTTTACATAAAAATCTAAATCTATCTCCATCAAATTGACCATCACCATCACCTTGTATTCCAAGGTTTACTGTGTCAGGAAAATTGACTTGCACCTCAAACAGATTGGGGCGAGTACCACCTCCAATCAGTTTGGATTTAAATTGAGAAATAGTTCTCTGTGGGATTGTTGCCATTTTTTAGAATCTCCTTTGGTTATTTAGATATGATAAGTTAAACTCGACCTGCTACTTCTTCAAAGCTAACACCAGTTCTGGTGGCAACAAATGTAAGAGTAACATAGTTGATTGATCTAGCAGGCTTCAAGAAGATGTCTGCTCTAAATTCATTATTATCAATCACATCAGGAGTGTTGTTTGTCTCATCACAAATAACTAGGAAACCATTTAGTCCCCTCTTTGCCTCAACATCCCTTAGGAATGGTTCAACAATATTAACAAAATTTGCTCTTGTAACCTGATCATTAAGTTCAAATAGTTGTGCTTCTGCTGCTTTCTGTAGTGACTGTTCAATTGTTAGGAATAACCTTCTAACATTGATTCTATCAAATGCAGATGCAAATGCCAAACCAGTTTTATCTCCAAAGAGTAGAATACCAGTTCCAGGTTGATTAACTATAGAGTTAATTCTAAGAGGATAAAGTTGATCTCTTTGTGCTTTATTTGGATTGTATGCAAGTTTAATTGCATTATTCAAGATTCCTCTTTGCTGTCCAGCAGGTGAGAACCAAGGGAATGAATTAACACTTGTTCTTACCATCAATCCAGCAACATCACCATTGGTTGGGATGAATCTGAATGTGTTGTTGAACCTATCAAACATGTACTTATATCCAGTATCAAATACTGCGTATGATGATGAGGATAAAGGACTATAGAATTTAATTATGTTGTCTGTTTGAGTGTCTGTATTTGTGATATTGACAACTCCAGTTCTGTGAGGTGAAATGACTGCCATGCAATCTTTTCTCTCACCAGCTATAGAAATTAGTTTATTTGCCTTTGCTTGAGAGTCATTTATGCCACCTAATCCAGGTCCCATGATTAAGTAATCAACTGCTATCTCATCCTTATTAGAGAATAAGTTATAAGATGTGATTAGATTGCCAAGAGTTGCTTGGAATCCACCAGTAGCAGAGTAATCTGCACCAGCAGTAAGTGTGTATGTATTATTTCCAACTACATTGAAAGTAATACCTTGTGCATTTCTATTCCATCCACCAGATGCAGTAGTTATAGGAGTATAACCAGAACTGAAACCTGATGCAGCAACAAAACCATCTGAACCATCTGATGGATCATCTCCTGCATAGATGTATTGTGAATAGAGTGCTAACCAATCTTTATAGAATATCTTCTGAGGTGCATTTTCTGAAGAAACTGCATCAGTTGCTTTAGATAAGTTTAAATTTTTCTCAAGAATATTACCTTGTATTCCTGTTACATCACCTAGATCATCTACAACTACTACATGCATTCCATCATTCTTGGAAGATCTATCATTTGCCCATACAGTTGTATCTGGTCTAGGAGAAATTGCCTTCCAGAATACTGTTGAGTTTGTTAATCCAAGAGTTTGCTCATCATACCAATCTTTAACAAAGTTACCACCTACAGTGGCAAATGTAGCAATACCTGTAGCAGAAGAGTTAATAATACTAATATTATTTCCTGCTATGATAGACCTTGCTTGATCTCCTTGAGCATAAGTTATATCAGTTGAGACTCCAGCAGTAGTAACCCTATTGGTTATCTTAACATCAATAGTTGTTGCTCCAAGTCCAGTAATAATACCTTTGATGTGTCCTGTAAACTCAGAAGTTCCTCCTACTCCTGCTATGATTTCATTAGTAAGTGAAACACTAACACCCATACCAACTGATACACCAGTTGTTGTTCCTATACCAATTCTTTGATCTGCTTGGTTGTCAATGGTACAAACCTTAAGGTTGTTTGCCCATGTACCAGGTGTTTTAGCAGCATATCCAAATGTTTGACCTACACCAGCATAGTTTGCTATGTAATCATCATAGTTCTTGATTTTAAGATCAGTAACATTAACTTGATGAGATCTGTTGCCATTAGCATTTACTAGATCATCATCATCAGTTCTTGCTACTTTGAGAACTCCTCCATAAGAAAGGAAGGATGAAGCACTCATCCAATACTCATATTGAGCATCAGTTCCTAGTGGTTTTCCAAAAGTTTTAATTAACTCAGTTTCATTTGTAATGTCAATAGCTTCATCTATAGGTCCAATTTCAAATGGACCAGCAATGGCGCCAATGTTATCTAATACATTTTCTGCTCTCCCTACAGTCAGATCCACCTCCCTTACTAATACTCCAGGAGATAATTGTGGAGTCGCCATGTCGTCTAGCCTCGTCTCAGTTTATCTAAAAATATTTATTGTTTTCTATGTTTTCATTGGGGAAACAATACATGAACACTACCAATCTGGATAGTTCCAATCTGTATGAGGATCTGATTTTTTTCTAGAATCAACAATTCTTCTTATGGTGCATACTTTGCATTCATATGAATAAGCAGATGCCAATGTCCCTCTATCTTTACGTGTCAAGTAAAATCCATCTATTAAATTTTTTGTTTCTTTGCATACTCTACACCTTCTATCAGAAAGTAATAAGTGTCCTAGTCTTATTTGACTATCTAATTCCACTACTTATAATCCCACATATAAGAACGATCACCATATTCATCAACATTCCAAGAACCAGGTGTTCCTGCTAATCTATCTAATTCTAAACTACCATTATCTATTTTCCATGTATCTCCATCAGAATCAACAAATGTTTCATCATCTAATCCATCCATAATAAAACCAAATGGAGACATGTCTTGTTCTATCTGATTCTTCTGCTCTTCATACAATCTCTTTCTTACATCTTGATCAGTAAGTTCTTTGAAATAATCCTGTGCTACTAACCATGCATATATGACAAGACACATAGCAAGGTCATCATTACATCCTTCCTCTGCCTCAAATGAATTATGTTTTTGAATGAAGGTAGTCAGTTCACTCAATATCTCATAGTCTTTAAAAGTAACTTTATCTTCTTCTATTAAAGTTTTTAAGTTAAGAGAACCAACCTTTTTAACAGTCTTAGACATCTTAACTCCTAGTTGAGTCTTCTTGCCAGAAAATCCTTGACCTACAATTTGACCTGCTCTACCACGCATAGAACACATCAATAAATTTTCATACTCTAAATCAAAGTTAAGAATAGAAGCAACTTGATCTCCTACATCATTTACTTCACATAATATAAATCCATCATTATAACTTTTTGCTACTTCCCATATGATATTAGGGAATAGCATAGGTTTGATTTCATTGTTTCTATACTTTGCTACTACTCTATGTGGGAACTCTGTAATATCAATGACAATAAAAGCAGAGTAGTCTCCTCCAACTCCTCTTGCTACGTCTACTGTCAGAACATAATCATGATCTGGTTGAGATACCTCATATACATCTAATCCAGCACTTCTAGTTCGTGGTTCATCATATACTAGTGCTCTTAACTTACTAGGAGAAATAAGAGTATCAACAGATCCTAAAAACTCACACTCAAACTCAACTTTAAACTGTGCCTCTGAAGTATTGGCAATGGTAGATTTCTTCCACTTCTCATCCCTGCCAGGCACTTCACTCCAATGAACATCAGTTGGAATATATTCATTCTTAGCTTTCTCAGCATCATGCCACAACCTATAGAAGTGGTTCATACCATGAGGAGTAGAGACTATAATAACTTTAGTGCTCTTACCTGAGGTAATAGTAGGATAAACTGAACTGAAGAATGAGTCAGCAATATGGTTAGGAACAAACGCAAATTCATCCAAGAATAGAATGTTAAATGACATACCCCTAACAGCAGATGCTGATGTGGAAGCAGCAAGAATTTTAGAACCATTCTCTAGTTCTAGACTTCCCCTGTTCCATGCTATGATACCCTGTTGCATCCACTTAGGTAAATTCTCATAAGCAGTTTGCAACCTACCTAGCAGTTCTCTAGCAGTGGCTGCTTTGTTAGCTAGTATACCAACATTGACACTATCATTAAAAACAACATAGTGTAGCAGATATGCCACACAGGTGGTAGACTTACCTGTCTGTCTAGGCATCTTACAGATATTGAATCTGTTCTCATGGAAGTTTTTAATTAACTTCTTTTGGAAATGATAGGGTTTAAATGGTGTCAAACCCTCATCAAGACTTACAATCTTGACATACTTCTCTGCAAAATAAATTGGATCATTTCTACATGCATAAAACTCAAGTATTTGCTCTTGAGTAAACTCTTGAGAAACATTTGCTTTTTTTAGATTGGGATTGCCTAGATAAATGTTGTCTGCCATGATAACCTCCTACATCATTTCATATTTGCCAAACTTAAGATCATGATCTCTAGTCTTTATAGTCATATCTATAATTCTTTCTAACTGTTTAACTTTTTTCTCTAAATCTTTAGTACGCTGATCCTCCTGTTTGGAGGAGTGGTTCTCCTGGTTCATAGGTTGAAACTTGGTAATTCCAGAGTTTTGCGCCAGGATACACTTTTACCACTTGATCCTGAACTTCTCTGCGTGATGGTTTTTTGATTGAAGGGAAAAACATTTTTAACATGTAGTTTTTGCCTCTCCAAGACAAATAAACGTCAATGACATTTCCTATTCTAGACCTTAACTTAGTAGCCTCTCTAAAGGAAATCATTATATTTAAACATCATTTACTTTAATATTTATATTTCTTTATACTTGCAATGCTGTAAAGATAACTTTAAAGGTGGTGGAACTAGATGAAGCAGGGTATCCCAACAACCTTAATGCTCCACTATTAATATCAGTAGAGAAGGTTGCTATACCTGTTGGTTGGTTGAGAGTTCCAAATTCATTCATGTATGTATTAGTGCCATCATGAATAACATTGATGGTTGTCATATTATAATTAGACCCTTGAACTGCTTGTATCTGATAACTAGCAGACCTATAAGTGGATGCACTAATAGACATCACAGTTGCTTGTCCTGTAGCAGAAGTAGTTAATATACCAGACTGAATATCACCAGCAATTAATTCTAGATTGGTAGCAGAGACTGGTTCAAAAGTAAACTCCTCTTCTGTAGCATTGTATCTTAAAAATCTACCATCTCCTAGATTAGAATCATCTACATCATCTAATCCAGTAAGAGTGCTGCTTCCTAATGAAGTAGAAGCAATACCAACCCATCTAGAATTATCTCCATCATATATCAATAAATCATTATTGGTAGCATCAAAATTTACATCATCAAGATCCTTAATAAATCCAGCACCACCTCCACCAATAGTGTATAACTGCTGCTCAACTCTGTTTACAAATAATCTATAGTTTGCTGCTAAGTCTTGAAGAGTAGCAAACTTCTGATCTGTGGGAGTAAGAGGATCATCTCCTTGTTTCTCAGATGGATCAGGTGCAATAGGACGATTGTTAACTATCTCCTCACTCAAAGTTTCTTGAGTTCCTTTTATATCTTTTACAATTTTATAAAGTTCTGCAATATTAATGGTATGAGTTTCTGCTTTGTCGCTTAATTTTTTAATATCTTTATCATAGTATTTTACCTCTGGCAAATTAGCAACTTCTTCCTTCAATCCATTAAAGTAGTCTTTTATTTCTTTATTAGCATCTCTATACTTACTATTAGATTCATTAATCTTCTTTTCAATATTTTGTTTTGCTTCATTCAATTTACTCAATACACTCTTCTTCAATAATCTATCATCATCTTTAAATTGATTCCTATGCTCATATATTTTAAGAGCAGTTTCTTTTAGTTCCTCATATATTTTATCTTTAGTTTCTTGCAGATACTTCTTTACTTCTTTAATCTCAACTTTCTTTTCAAAATCTTTGGTGTCAAAATTTTCTGTTAGATTCTCAATGTCTTGATTGAATGTATCTTTGAGAGTTCTAAGATTATCATTGACTTTATCAAAGTCATCATCTATGACACTAAAAGTTTTTCCAATCCAAGAAAAATCAGGAACTTCATTTACCTCATTGACCCACTTAGGAAATTTAGGAATATCTGCTCTGACACCATCTATGCTTTCTTTTAAAGATTCTATATCACTTTCATAGTATCTTACTTCTGGAACTTCTGGAATGCTTTCTTTAACTTGCTCTATATGAGTAAGGAGTTCTTGCAACTCATTATCATATGATTTTATTTCAGGTATCTCAGGAATACTTTCTTTTACATCATTGACTAGACGTAATAACTCAGGCCAAGGAGGAACAATGTCCTTTACTTCCGCAAAAGTTTCTCCATTAGCATCTTCTATGGTTTGTGTTTCTTCCTCTACTTCTATATAACCTTCTACTGAGGGTAAATCTTCTTCTTCTAATAAGTCAGCAACTGACGGAAGTTCTTCTAAACTCTCTGAAAAGTCGTCAATAGATGGCAAATTTTTATAGTCGTCAGACATGTTATGAGTATCTTAGTACTTTGGGATTTCTCTCCCTATGTTTTATTTAGAATCTTTTGGAATGCTATTCTTTAATAATTTTTGCAACTCTGCAGTTGATCCAACAAATAAAGCATTGTTGACAGTGTTGGGACCTTTAGATACTTTATCTTCTTCTACATCTTTTAATTTCTTTTGCAAATCCATAAGTTTGTCAGTAGCATCAGATACACTCTTAATTAACTGACCAGCAACTTCATATGCTCTAGGCATTTCACTATCCTGAGCTAACTCAAGAATACCATCAATTGCCTCTTGCCCCTTTTCTATTATACTGTATAGATTACCTCTTGTATATTCATAATCTCTTTCTATATCTGACCTTTCATGCTTCTCAGGTTTAGTAATTCCAACTTCAGTAGTTTCAGTAGAGACTACTTCCCCAGTGACATTAAATGCATCATTTAATTTGTCAAAGTTTTTAGTCATTAGATGGTTCCATCAAATCCAAAGTCATCACCAAATTCTATGGCACTATTATCACTAGCAGTGATAACTTTAATTTCTGCACCAAGAACATGAGATGCTGCAGTGCTGTTGTCTTGTGCTCTCTTGACAGTTAGTGTTGTGCCAGAGATAGACTCTACAAACATCTCCTCTTGATCTATGTATATGTAATTAGTTTTCTGTATGCCATCTACACTATTAACACTAAAGATTGCCACTTTATCATCTATGTTCTCACTTAGGTTTGTAGTGACTGTATCTCCATACGCTTTAGTGGCTCTAGGTACAACACTATAAGTAACCTCCCTAACTGGGGTTGTAGTTTTGGAACCAGCAACATATCCAATAGATGCCTTTTTGATAATATCTTTGGATACATCTGTGTTGACTGGACCAAAGAAATATGTCTTGGCAGTAAATCTCATAGTATAGATTAATGCTCTTCTAGTGGAGAAATCACTCTCATAATCATCACTAGTAGTAATTGAATTTAAAACAATGGGAATATCTCTCTTCTCTCCAATAGTATCAACTAAGTCTACTGATACAGTGTAAGCAGGTTGAAAATATGGAAGTATTTGCTCTACTATCTGAAGCATATCATCATTTAACTTAGTAAAAATACTAAGTTCAAAATCTAAGTTATATGGTACAGGAAGATATGTTTTTGCTATTGTACTTTTATCACCCTTTACACCTTTTAAAAATGTTTGTGTGGTTGTAGATTTTCTAGATGGATCATAATTCAGACCATTCATTTCAAAAGACATTCTAGGCAAACTGATCTGAACAGGTCTGTTTAGATCTGGAACTTGCTCCAATCTTGCTAAAAATTTCTGAGTGGGACCATATGCTAGAGGAACTTTAGTGGTGCTAACAACAGAGTCATCGCTACTAGTATGTTGTATATTTACGTTGTTAAAGATAGAACCAAATGATATAATGGTTCTTCTCATTATTTCGTGATAAAAATACTCAAACATTTTTATAATCCTTTTATATTGTATTTATGGCATTCCAAATGGATTAGACTCTGTAAAGTCTAAGATGTCATCTGCAGCACTTTGTATTGGCGTATTCTCTGCAAATCCATCATCATCATTTGTAGCAGCAACTATCTGATACTCATAAGTAGCACCTGATGTACCACCTGTGATAACTTCTCCAACTGTAAATTCACCACTTGTGATAGAAACTTTAAGTTCTCTAGTAGATGCATCCCATGATTTGACTCTAGCAGTTGTGCTACTTGCAGCACCAGTTACAACTTCATTGAATATGTAATTTCCAGAACCACCTGTAAATGGTGAAGTAACTGTTGCAGTAGGAGCACTAGTATATCCAGAACCACCATTAGTAATTCCAATCTGAGTAACAATACCAACTGTGTTACCACTACCTACATACGCAATTGCAGTTGCTGTTGTTCCTGATCCTGGTGCTGATGAGAAAGTGATTGTTGGTGCAGTAGAATATCCACTACCACCAGTAAATGTAACAACTCCTAGTGTGCCATCACTGATTGTAGCAGTAGCAGCAAAACCTGCTCCTCCACCACCTACAACAACTACACTTGGAGCAACTGTATATCCAGAACCTGGATTGATGATATCAATTCTTTGTATTTTAGAAGATTTAACTCCATCATAATCAACTATGTCATCTGTCATAGATGCTATACCAATAGCAGTGATTCCTCCTGCAGGTGCAGATGAGATTGCTACTCTTGGGAGACTAGTATAATCCTCTCCTCTGTTAGATATAGTAACAAAAGATACTCCACCATCCACTATGCCAGTTGTAAGCACTGCAGGTGTTCCTGATGCCACTAGAGTAAGTGTCTCAATGTAACCTGCTTTCTCTAGGTTATCATCAATATCACCCACTCCTGTGTCAACCACCTCATCCTCATATCTGTAAAGCTCACATCTAAGTTCATATACATAATTCTTCTTTAACTGGTAGAATGGTTTTTCATGTTCTACAAATTTAATCTCAAATAACCTATCTCCTAGTGGGAAATATACAAGATCTCCCTCTTTTGGTCTAGTTGCTAATTCTATATTTGGTATATTTTTGATTAGTGGCGTAATATAATTTTCAAATCTATCTCTTGAGATAACCAAGGTTAAATCATCAAGTGCCTGAACACCAAACTTGGATAGCAGAGAACCTTGTCCTTCATAACCATCAAAGGTATCTACATATGCTTCAAGTGGTATTGCTTCTTCAAATTTAGATTCTATGACCTCCTGTATTACAGTGTTTTTAGTAATGTATGTTCTAGGAATGTAGTAAATCTCCACTCCATACATTTTAATCTGTTCATTTATTAAACTTTGAACTAGATTTTGTTCACCAGAAGACCCTTGTAGAAAGAAAGGATTGAGTGCCATATTATTAACCTATCATATCTAGTGGAGGAAGTTCATAAGTATTAGACATCATCTCTCTTATCTTATCTAAGTCTTTTTCAGCATCTTCATATATCTCTCTCCCATTTAATTCTACTCCACCTGGCAACTTAACTCCCTGAAACTTCATGAGATTTTGCCCCCACTGTCTCTTGATAAGTGCAGTAGCATATGGTTTTAAGAATGAATCATTATAAACTCTAGGATATGAATCTGGATCTAGAAGTGTAAAACAATCAATTACTAGATGATCATCAACAGATAAACTACCCCAGTCAAGGTCTAAGTATAATCTATCTTGTCTCTTGTTAAATCTTATCTGCTTCTCTGTGGTGAGTAAAAAATTAATATCTTCCA